CAAGAGCAAACTAAAAAATCTTTAAATTTATAAGATCCTAGGTAGTGGGCGTCTAAGCGAGAGTGGATACGCCCACTTTTAATTTATGAATGATAAGATAATAAAAGCTCCGGTTACGTATGAGGATTGGATAGATCTGGGACGGGTGATCATACCCTGCGATACAAAGCAGAGTGTGGTCGAGAAATGGTCCGATCCGGATTTTAAGATTACGAAAGAAGAATGGAGAATAGAACACGCAACAAAACAGATAGGACTCAGACTAGATCAATACATAGATTTTGATATTGATAATCCTGTCGTTAAAAGATTTACAAGCGATCACATAAAATCATGTGGTGCAATATTTGGTAGAAGAAATAATCCATCAAGTCATTATCTTTGGTCTGGCACATCGGATTATAAAAAATTTGCATTACCAAAAGAATTAGAAAATTATTACAAAGACTATGGTCATGGTGCAACATTATGTGAGATAAGACATGGCGCAAATAAATACACATTAGTTCCAGAAACTAAATATCATACAACAAACGAAATAGTTAAGTGGGTAAAGTACGATGGCATAGATGAGTACCCAGGTAATATAAAAGTTGATCTTGGCAAAATTGCTTTGTCCGCTGCATTGTGTATTACATATGCAGGTGCAGGACAAAGAGATGATTACTGCACAGCTGTAGCAGGTGTTCTATTAAAACATACAGAGTGGAACGTAGATGACATAGACGACTTTGTTTATAAAATTGCTATTGCAGCAAAAGATGAAGAGTCAGATAAAAGAAATAAAAAAGGAACCACACACAAAAAAGCAAATAGAAAGTTTGGCATGCCAAAACTTGCAGAGATTATTGGTTGCTCTACAAAAACAATTGCAACTATATTTAGTTGGATAGGTGTACAAGAAGCTACAAGTGAAGAAGCAAAACAATCTATCGGACAGATAATAGAGTATGGTAGTGACAGATATTTTGTAAAGATAAATGCTGTGGTGCAGGGTGAGGCTGTAGAAAAAACAATAACTGTAGATGGTCCAACACTTAGAAATAAAAAATTATTTTATGATTCTGTAATTAGTAAAGCTTCTGTTTGGATACCAGAAATGAAAGCTGCAGATTTTGAAGAGATAATGCGTAGAAAGTATGAGGCAAGAGAAAAATCAAAAGATTATGTAGAGGATGCAGAAGAGGATTTAAGATTTGTAAAACATTTTAAAAATTATATTGCAGAAGAAAAAGCATATACAAACAAAAAAGAATTAGCAAACTTTGGTTTGCCTTATTACAATACACAAAAAAATATACTAGAGTTTAATTTAGATAAATTTGAAGACTATCTTCACAGACAAAAAGTAAATTTATTAAGAGTTGATCTTGTAATTAAATGTCAAAAAATTTTAAAAGCAAAAAAGAATCACGGCAAGTTTAATAATAAATCTTGTGTATCTTGGCGTATTTTAAACCATGCTGTTAGCACAGAAGATTTAATTGTTGAAGGAGAATACAAGGAGATAACTGATGAGTAAATTACAATTTATGGTGGGTCCTCCAGGCACTGGTAAAACTTCTACGTTTATAACTAGTAAATATATAGAGTTATTAAAAAAATTTGATTACAAAAAAATTATAATATTATCACACACAAATGTTGCAGCCGATGAAATTAAAGATGAGATATTAAAATTAAAAGAAATGAAAGGTGTAACTAAAAAAGCACTAGAGCATAACATATGCACGATACATCACTATTGTAAAAACAAAGCTACAATAGGTGAACAAGTTCTTGACTACGATGACTATAAAAATTTATGTAGAATAGATTCTATCTTTCAAAGACACAAAGTTACACAATCAGAATTTGATAACAGAGAACATGGTTATTTTAGATTTGTAAGAGAAGCTTACGGATTTAATAGATCGTTAAAAGAACATTGGAAAAAATCAGACAAAAAATACAATAGATATTCCATAACAGATATAGAATTAATGTTACCAATAGTAGATGAATATAACAAAGTTAATGGTAAATTAGATTTTCATGACATGATAAAAAGATTTATAGAGAAAGCAGTTGAACCTGATATAGATGCATTAATAGTAGATGAGGCACAAGACAGTAATAAAACACAAAAGATAGCTTTAGATAAAATAGCAACAAATGCAAAAGAATATTGGTTTGTTGGTGACCCTGATCAAACTATATTTGAATGGGCAGGAGCAGATGCACATGAATTTTATAAACTATCAAAAGGTGCAAAAGAATTAGAACAAGGACACAGATGTAGCAAAACTATAAATGCTTTGTGTAAAAGAATTATAGCTCCGATTTGGGATCACTATGGAACACATAGAGTTTGGAAGTCCACTGATATAGTTGGAAAACATTATCATCTACCTAATTTAAAACAAACGTGTAGTGCTATGGAAATTTTATTAGATAAAATAAAAAACACTAATGAAACTTTTTTATTTACCTATCGTCAAAAACCATCAGATTCATGGGTCAAAAATTTTTTAAAGCAACACGGAATAGAGTTTGCACATGTAGGAAGCTCGGCTCACGTATCAAAAAAAGAATTAAGATGTCACAAATTATGGCCTGAGTTTAGGAGAGGTGTACCTACACAATTAAAACAAATAAGAGAATTTTGGAGTTACATGGGTAGCAAAGCCATAGTGCATGGCAAGGGAGATGAAACTTTTGAAGACTGGATAGATCATGAGTATACCATAGAATATTTAATAAATAAAAAGTATTTAAAACCAAGTGTGTTAAAAGAAGATGACTTTTCATTACTTAGAACAAAAACAGATCCAGACAGAATAATATATATTAAAAAAATTTTACAGAATAGATGTAACTTTGACGAGGATGTTAGAGTTAAATATGCAAACATACATACTGTAAAAGGTTTAACTTTTGACAACGTTATAGTTGATGATACAAGATTTAGACCAGAAGATTATTTTAGTCAGTTAAGATTAAAATATGTAGCGTATAGTCGAGGAAGATTTGATTGTTGGACTATAGCGTCACAAGATAAATACAAGTTAGGAGTAAGATGACAGACAAACAAATATTTAAAGGAGTGATATACGATTCTTTAGAAAAACAAGTAGGCGGGAAACATTATAAAAATTTTCGCATACAGCCAGCAGAGTTTATCAATGAAAATAAACTCTTGTTTGCGGAAGGCAATGCTATAAAATACATATGCAGACACTCTGTAAAGGGGAAGGAAGAAGATATTAGAAAAGCAATACATTATTTAGAGATGATATTAGAAAGAGATTACGATGTGTAACACACCAGAAGATTTAAATCTTGAAGGTATAGATACTGTAGCAATAGATATCGAAACATACGACCCTAATCTTAAAACAAAAGGATCAGGTGCAATACGTAACGATGGTTTTATTTGTGGTATTGCTGTTGCAACAGATAACGATCTTGCATACTTTCCTCTACGTCACTCTGATATATTTATAGATTTTAAAAGAGATGAAAGAATTTGGGACGTTCTTAACGAAAGAATATTTCAAAACAAAAATATTACAAAAGTATTTCACAATGCAATGTATGATGTTTGTTGGATAAGAGCAGTCACAGGCATGATGATCAAAGGCAGAATAGTTGACACAATGATAGCTGCATCTGTAATTGATGAGAATAGATTTAGATATTCACTCGATGCATTATCAAAAGATTATCTTAACGAAGAAAAATATAAATACGATTTACAACAAAAAACTTTAGAGTGGTCTGGTGGCACAGTCAAGGACCCGATGACTAACATGCACAAACTACCTTCATCAATTGTAAAAGAATACGCAAAGCAAGACGTAAGTTTAACTTTAAAACTTTGGAAACTTTTTGATAAAAAAATTGACGAAGTATTATACACTAAACCAGAAGACAACGAGCAAAAAACTTGTAGAAAAATTTTTGAATTAGAAACAAAATTATTTCTGTGTTTGGTTGACATGAAATTTAAAGGCGTTAGAATAGATGTCGCAAAAGCTATTACGTTTGGAAGACATCTCAAGAAACGTAGAGATCAAATATTAAAAGCAATCGAATCACTAACAACAATTAGAGTCGACATTTGGGCTGCAGCATCAATTAAAAAATTATTAGATCAACTACACATAAAAGATTACAAGGTCACTCCTAAATCTAAAATGCCACAATTACCAAAAGATTATCTTAAAACACATAGTAACAAATGTTTGCGTATGATTGCAAAGGCAAGAGAGTATGACAAAGCAGTTAATACTTTTATAGATGGACTATTAGAATACGTTCACAATGGTAGAATACATGCAGATATAAATCAGATAAGATCAGATACCGGTGGCACAGTTACTGGTAGATTTAGTATGTCAAATCCTAACTTGCAACAGATACCGGCCAAAGGTTATATCGGTAAAAAAATGAGGGAGCTATTTATTCCAGAGGAAGGCTATGAATGGGGTAGTTTTGACTATTCACAGCAAGAACCACGTATTGTGGTGCATTACGCCATAAAACTGGGCCTACCAGGCACAGAGAGCCTTCAGGACGAATTTGATAGGGATGATGCTGATTTCCATCAGATAGTCGCTGACATGGCTAATATCTCCAGGAAACAGGCAAAAAC